GGCCGCCTGATGCAGAGGGCAACCCGACCACGCTGCCGCAGTACGATGACGAGGGCAATTTGCTGGGCTTATTTGTGCGCACCAACATCCTGACATTGTTCCCCGATTTGGTATGGACACCTATTCCGGGTCCGGGTGTGCCGGGCGGGTATGAGGGGCCGGATGAAGTGTGTTTGTTTGATCCGGCAGTTGTGCATAACCGCGCTCGCATTTTCCTCTAGGAGTATCCTTAATGAAAGCCAAGATCACCAATCCGAACGGCTACAAATGCGCCCCCGAGGGCCATACGATTATGCATTTCGATGCAGGCTCAATCGTTGAAGGCGTCATCGCCGAGATGGCAATCCTCGACGGCCACGCAATGGCATTCCAGGATGTCGAGATTGAAACCAAGGTAGTCGCCCCTGCCGAGGTTAAGTCCGCACCTATGGCCGACGCTAAGGCAGACACCAAGGCCGACGCCAAGAAGGGTCGCACTCGCAAATGAGCATCCGCGCTGCCGTTCCGCTTTATCAGTTCCGTGGTTCCGTCATCACATCGGCCCCGGCATCGGAGCCTGTTACGGCAGCGGAACTCCGCACTCATCTTCGCACCGATAGCACCGAGCTTCCCGATGCGGAGGCGAATGCTCTCATCACCGACGCGCGCACCGAGATCGAGAACATGACCGGCCTTGCGTTCATCACGCAATCATGGCGGCTTTCGATTGACCGTTGGCCGTCCGGTGGGGAGGCATGGTGGGACGGCGTTCGCGAAATCAGCATCACCGAACTCTATAATAGCAACACCTACCAGAGCGTTGCGCTCCCGCGCTATCCGCTTCAGTCCATCACTTCCGTCACGGTCTATGACGAGGCGAGCAATTCGACCGCAATCACGGTGGCAAATGTCTTTGACGTTGACACCTATCAAACTCCTGGCCGCATGACGCTCAAAAGAGGGCAGACTTGGCCGGTAGCATTGAGGGCGAACGATGCCATTCAGATTATTTATGTTGCTGGCTATACTAACGCTGCTGCCGTCCCAAGCCCTATGAAGCGAGCCGTCAAGCAGCTTGCGGCGTTCCTTTATGCTCATCGAGGCGATGATTGCGATCCGTCGCAAGCCTATGAGGATTCCGGCGCTGCTGGCATTATCGCGCAGTATAAGGTTGCGAGAGTATGACTTGGCCGACCGGCCTTGATATCGCGCGTGGCTTAGCGCCGGGATGTGTTTCGTCGTTTCGCTTTGGACGGAACACGGCCATTGGTTCTGCATATACTCCTGTAACGAGGTCAGGCTTTTATCGGACGCCGCAAGCAACGGCTGCGGTTGCCCTAAGACTAAAGGCCGGTGGAAACGCAAACGACACCGCGAACGGCTCCGGCGCACGTGAGATCACAATCATTGGCCTTGATTCGAACGGTGATGTAATAACCGAGACGCTTGCAACAGCCGGTGCTTCTGCGAGTGCGGCAACCGCTCAGACGTTCATGCGGTTGACCAAGGCATTTGTTTCCAAGTCTGGCACCTATGCAACCCAGACCGCCGGGACGCAAGCCGGTTCGATCACAATCGAGAACGCAGCCGGTGGTGAGGATTGGGCTTTGATTGCCGATGGCACGCTTGGCAAAGGCACTGCTGAGATCGGTTCATATACGACACCACTCGGGAAAAGTGCCGCAGTGTTTAACATTACGGTTTCAAGCGATGCCGACAAAAAAGCGAATATCGTAATGTTCAAACGAGAGAACATTCTCGAAACCGTTGCACCTTATTCTCCGATGTCGCTTGTAGTAGAATATCCGCAATCGTCAGGCTTGATAGACGTTGGATTCAACCCTCCGCTTTACTTCCCGCCGTTGTGTGATTTCGGATTTCTAGCTACCGTTTCGGCCTCAACGGTAGATGTTTCTATCGGCTTTGACATGGTGGAGTTTACCTCCAGATGAAATGTTGCGAGTTTAATTCCGGCAAGCTGAAGGAACCTGTGACGTTCCAGCGCAAGACGCTCACAAGCGACGGTGCAGGCGGCATGACGCAGGCTTGGACCACTATTAGCGGAGCGCCGACAAGGGCCTATGTGGTGCCTGTGAGCGGCTCCGAACGCTATGCCTCCGACCGTGTCGAGGCGACGATAAGGCTTCGTCTTGTGGTTCGATATACGACCGCCCTGCGAGAGAGCGACCGCGTACAAATCCGCAATAAGCTCCACAACATCCGGTTCATTGACAACATCGAGTTCGCCAACAAGTGGTTGCAAGTAGATATTGATGGCGGGGTTGCGGTGTGATTCGTCAAGGCGTTGAAATAAAAGGCGCAAAAGAAGTCGAAGACGCCTTGCGCTATTTCATGAAGGACATAAACACCTCAGTGAAAGCGGCTGTGCAGGCAACCGCTATTGAAGCGTTGAGTGACGTGCGGCGATCTATGCGCGACACTCCAAAGAGTGGGAAACAATATCCCCGCCGAAAAGGCGGGACAAAAATTCATATTGCTTCATCGGAAGGAAACCCACCCGCCATAGATTTTGGAACGCTCATAGGATCAATTTATTACATGATGGTCAATGATTTGACCGCAGCCATAGGGTCGCGACTGGATTACGCCTATCATCTAGAATTCGGGACATTCAAAATGGGCAAACGCCCTTCGTGGGTTCCTGCTGCAGAAAGAGCTTCACCAAAACTGCAAAAGCGAATCCTACATGTCCTCGCCAAGGCCAAGGCCAGAGCGGAGAAAACGACAAAATGAAATCCGACGATCTGCAACAGGCCATCTACACCAGGCTCAACGATAGCTCCGTAACGAGCTTGTTAAGCACCTATTACACGCCTCTGGCGGCGATCTTTACCGACGTTCCGCAGGCCGATGATTCCGAATTGGAAACAGCTTTTCCGTTCATTACAATCGGCGGTGATACTATTAACCCGTTTGATTCCAAGGACGATCTCGGCGGTTCTGCAATCGTGCAGATCGACGTTTGGGAGCGTGCCGCGTCCATGCTCGATCTCAAGGTTCTGGTAGATGCCATCGACACCCGTTTGCGCCGTCAGCCCCTTGCAATTTCCGGTGTCACGCACATCACCACCGAGTTAGATTCCTGCGTATTTTCCCGTGACCCGGACGGGAAAACCAAGCGGGCGTTGATCCTTTACCGCGTATTGTGGATTGCCTAGTTTCCGTGATAGAATAGGCGAAACGAAAGGTCGATTTTGATGGCTATTTCAGGCCGCTCTGTCCGTATCAGCCGCGATGGCTCAAACGTCGTTGGTGCTCGCACCGACAGCGTGACGATCAACAATGAGCCTCTCGATATTACGGACAAGGATGATGCGGGTTGGCGCACCATGCTTGCCGATGTGGGCTTGCGCTCTGTGTCGTGCGAGATTGAGGGCGTTTTGAAGAACGCCACCCTGCTCACCGACAGCGTTGGGACCGCCTCCACGGCGCTGCTGAAGGAATGCGTTGTCACGATCTCCGGCATCGGCACCTTGACCGGAGATTTCATGCTCCAAGGGCTTCAGATCGGAGCCGAACAGGCCGACGTTGTGACCTTCAGTGCGACCCTTGAGAGCGGCGAGAGCATGACCGCCACCATCGGCCCGTACAATACCGTGCTTCCGGCGATCACCGGAACGCTCTCTGGAACCAACGTCCAGACCACGACGAACGGCACATGGGCGGGTGATGCAACTATTACCTTCGCGCGTCAGTGGCAGCGCGCTAATGTGGCCGATGGCAATGATCCGTCTTGGGCCAACATCGCAAGCGCCACCAATCTGACCTACACTCTCACAGGTTCCGACACCGGAAAATACATCCGGTGCCGCGTAACGGCCACCAACAGCGTCGGGTCTACGGTGGCATTCTCCAACATTCGTGGACCCGTTACCTAACGAAAGGAACTAAAACATGGCTGCAATTGCTGGTCGTAAGGTTCGCATCAAGCGCGGCGCTACTGCTGTTGCTGGTGCGCGAGCCGATAGCTTTACCATTAACAACGAACCAATCGACATCACCGAAAAGGATGATGCTGGTTGGCGCAAGTACTTAGCCGATGTCGGCGTGCGCTCGATTGATGCCGAGGTCGAAGGCATCCTTGAGGACACCACCTTCCTGGCTCTTGCTGTTGGCACCGCTTCGGCGCTCCTCGAAGCCTATACCATCGAGCTGCTTGGCATTGGCTCCTTCACCGGGAACTTCTTCCTTGCGAGCTTTGCGGTGACGGGCGAACAGGCCGATGCCACGACCTTCACGGCGTCCATTCAGTCCTCCGGCACCATCACCTTCACGGCTTCGTAATGGCTGTATTCCGCGAGCTTACAATCAATTGGAAGGGGAAGGACTACAAGTTCGTCCCCTCCATGAAACTCATGCGCTCCATCGAAATGGCGGATATTTCCTTCACCGACATTGCGGTGCGCACATCGCAAGGCCGACCGCCGATCTCGCACATTGCATTTGTCTTGGCGAGGATGCTTGGTGCAGCCGGATGCAAGGTTCACGACGAAGAAGTCTATGGCGAATTGATCGGCGGGACACAGGATCAGGTTACTAGCCTTATCACGCTTGTCTTGATGGCGTTCTCGCCTTCCGAGACTAACCCAAAAAACAACGACGCCCAGACCGAGAGCCAGTCGGAGGCGAGGGCGATGGAGAGCACGGACAACTAGACTGGGATGGAATGTATCTTTGGGCGAGGCAATGGGGTATTCAGCCGAGCGAATTTTGGGAGATGACTATTCCCGAATGGTGGCTAGAATACGAATTAAAATCGCCTCAAGATGCCAAAGAGAAGTACGCCGGGAAATTAACTAGGGCCGATGTTGAGGAATTGAAGGAACTATTGCATGGCTCAAGTTAGCGGCATCGAAGTTAAGTTCAGCGCAGACACAAGCAACCTTGAGCGTGGCATTGGCAAGGCTCAAGGTGCTATCTCTGGATTTGCAAAGGGTGCGGCTGCTGCTCTTGCCGGTGCTCTTTCTGCTAGCGTGTTTATTGCGGCGGGAAAGGCCGCGATCAATTTCGCTGATTCGGTAGGTAAGGTCGCTCAGAAAGTTGGGTCCAGTACCAAGGCGCTATCAGAACTAAACTACGCCGCTAGTCTTTCTGATATGACCTTCTCCGATCTTGAGACAGGGATGCGGTTCCTCTCCAAGAGCATGGTCAACAATGCCGAACTGTTCAACCAGCTAGGCGTTGCCATACAGAACTCCGATGGCTCCATGCGCTCCACCGATCAGGTGTTGATGGACCTTGCGAATAAGTTCGCCGGAATGCCGGATGGCGTTCAGAAAACCGCCCTTGCGATGGAGTTGTTTGGCCGCTCCGGTACTGCACTG